GTGAGATTGTAATCCCATGAGCTTTATAATCAACTAAGTAGAAAACCACTTTTTAAAGTTTGCTCTATAGCTTCTATTTCTTGTTTAGTAGCTTTGGCAAATTCATTGCCTTGTACATGAACTTCCCCAACTAATGTATAACCGTGTAAATTGCCCAATACTACATTTTTCTCTAAGGGCATACCCTTAAAGCTCTCGTAGTCGTCAGTTGTAGTCTCTAGTACTATTTTCTCCGCTACTAGGTAGATTGATTTAGGGCTCACTAACGCCGAAAGACCTGTACCACTTGTATTGCCACTGATTGTAGTACTAACGGGAGCAGTATTAGCTCTTTCTTGATTGACTAAATTACTACCCAACTGTGATAATCCACTGCCTAATGCAAATACTCCTGCAACAGGATTTAGAGCAAATGAAGCCCCAATCTTTATAGCCGAGGTTATTCCTCCAACAACTGAGTTAAGTGCGGCTAAGTCTTGTTGTCTCTTAAGCTCATTTATATTACTACTTCCAATAGGTAAATCCTGTCCTAAAGTAGTACTTCTAATATCAATTACTATTTTTTCTTTCTTACCAGAGTATATATCTAAAAATTTTTTGCATATAAATAATGTTGCTCCACCTGTACTAAAATCAACTGATAATATTAAATCTATCACATTCCCCATAACAGCGTTAGTTGCTAGGTCGATAAATCCAAAGTAAGGCACATATAAATGTAGTTTTAAATAAGGGTCATAACTTAAATAGTCGTAATCATCAAAAATACCTGTATCGTAAATATCTCTTAAATCCAATTGACCTATGGTACAACTTACGGTTTGTGGGGGGATAAGCCACCCTGATAGATATTTAGCACCTTCTCTTCCTGGATACTTATATTCAGGTGTTATCTGATTCTCTATCATTTGGTCTCCTATTACAATAACATTTATGTTTTGGTTATAAGGACCTTTTGTATAGTCAATATCATTATCTACATAATTGCCACGAGGCAAACTATCTTTGTGTGCTGCTCCTGATAATTCATAATATCTAGGTATAGAGAATGGATAAACCCTAAGAGAATTAACCATACTCATAATATCATTATACAATCTACTTTCATTTTGTGGAACGCTAATTTTACTATCGAATAAAGACCCAATAGCTTGTAAGTTGTTATTGTTGATTGCATAAGTACGATTAAAAGAGTCATAAGTATACGTACCACTGAAACTATCAGGATATTTACCGTTGAAACTTTCAACATAATCAATAGGATTCATTAGTTTTCCACCTATAATTTTACTCTTGCTCCATTGTTCATGGAATTCAACATCTACACCGCCAGGGTATTTATTACCAAATGATACAGTATAACAAAAGGCGTTAGTTTCACTCGATATATCAGGATTACTTTGAACTCCTCCCGGATCCGTGGTTTCAGTAACAAAGCTACTCCTTTTAAATAAGCCTAAGTCGGTCACTTTATTTATCAAAAAATATTCTTTATTACAATTAGGAACCATTTGTTTATCGATTAATTTCTTATTGTATCTATGTTCATTTCTTAAAACATAAGCGTTAAGTTTTTTAATACCTGTTTTGTAAGTCTCTAATACATCCTCACTACAATTGATTTGCCATAACCCCTCGTTAATACTTGTGATACTATCGACAAAATAATAACGAGCTAATTCTTCAATATATATATAATTAAAATCAGGAAGTGTTGCATACCCCAATACTAATACAGGACTCATAATATTAGTGGATTGTTTAAACTTACCGTCAATATCTTTAACTTTAGTTAAAGCCTTGTCCATTTCGTTACGTTCACTAACATTTTGGTATAAAGTTATCTTCATAACAATACTTCCTCTAGTGTTAATGTCACAACACCTTCATAGTCACAAGTCATGAAAGCTCCAATATTTGTAACGTTATAGTGTCCGTATCGTCTTGTTATCTCTTCTGCTTCTTTTTGGTATCTTGTAGAAAAGTGAGCAACAACTTTTTTATCACGGTATATTGTATAATTAATAAATTCATTGTTAATTAATTTTAAGACTTCTTTTAATTTCATATTTTCTCCTTCTATTTAAAGAAAAGGAGGTATATTTCTATACCCCCTAATTCAACTAATCAATTAAGAAGCAAACAAAGTTTTCACTTAAATCGTTGAAGTAGCCAACATCGGCTTTATACCAATAGTTGTAGAATTCGGCTTTATCAACAACATGTGAACGAATACGTGTATTTTTCTTAGTGACACCTAAAGCGTCTCTATCAAAGATAACGCCAATGATATTAGACTTAGTATATGTATTGCCCTTAGCGTCTTTGATATTAATCTTGGATGTATTAGCGAACGTAAATGCGTCGGTTCCATCTCCCGAGCCTTGCCAATATTGAACACTTTCACTATTTGGAAGAGCTGAGAGTTCGTTGTGGAATGTATCGGATTGTAAATATACATCAGCCGCGTTTTTAAAGTCGGATAATAATACAATGTGCATTAAGTCTTTAGGTGTATGTCTAGATTTCTTTTCAGCGTTAAAGACTTTTGAGTATTGTGTCATACGACCTGCAACAAGTTTAATTCGATATGCACAGTATTTTAAAAAGTCTAAGTCAGTCATTGCGGACTCACCGGTCTTTGTAAAGTCAGGATTGAGAGCTTTGTATTCGGTTAATAAGTGAACGTGTTGAGCGTCTCCACCGCCGTTGGTTGTGTCAGTTAAGCTTATCATATTGTTGATAGTCATTAAGATTAAACTGTCTAACTTAACGGTCATAGAGTTTTCAATCATTGTCCAAATCATACCAATGAAGCTTCCTAATGCTTGAGGTGAGGTAAAGCTTTCTTGTACTTGTCTTTCAGTGATTGACATAGGAATATCAAATGTAGTCATTTGATTGAAAAACTTAACTGTAATTTTTGGTTGATAGAAGAAGTTTTGGTCATATGTAGCTCCGTCTTGTAATTCCCAAGTTTCATTTACTTCGGCTTCAGGCAAATCCATTTGGATCTTTTCAGTGACCGAGCCATACTCCCAAGAGTCCATTAAAACGGATGGAATAGAACCACTATAAGGTCTATTAACAAAGATAACTTTACCGATTCTATCAACTAATGTCTTGACATAGTTATCTACTGCGTTAGCGTTAAAGATTTCAGTACCAATATCAACAACATTGGATAAATCTTCAGTAAGGATAGCAGTTTCTCCTAATACTTGTTTTGTGCTTGCATTTACTAATTCATAAATTTGTTTTACTGTCATTTAATTTATATATTCCTCCTTTCAAATTTACGCTTTTATAAATAAGTTATAGTATCGTCGGGATTAATTACAAACTCGTTGTCAATAAGTAAAAATGCAATATATATATGTGTTCCCTCAATATCACTATCTATTACTCTAATTGCTTCTAAAGTGTTTAAAATATCTTTTCTACTAGTTCCTACAACATGAATATATAAAACTTTGCTAGGGTTTTCAATTAAAGCCTTATAAGTACCTTTTGGTAATTGTATTGGTTCAGTGTTAATATTTTCCCATAATTCCTGAGGTATAGTAATCTCAATTATTCCACCCATTATGCAAATACCACTTCGTCGGTGCTCTTAATAGTAATTGTAGTAATTCCGACTGTACTTTCAACGTTTGCTACATATATACCATTGTTTAATAAAAACGTTACATAAAAATCACTAATTTGACCAAGGGTGTTATATAACCCATTAATTCTAGTTGCTTTGTATAAGTTACTTTCTAACTTTTCATAAATACCTTTTACGGTATGTGTACCTGCCTTAGCTTCAAAAGGTAGGCTAATTAATAAATATCCTCCTACGTACAATGTATGTCCCTCCCTTCTAATAAATTGATAACGTTAATATACTATCAATATCTTTGAACATCTCTTGATAAAAATCGTATTCACGTAGTTTAAGCTCGTTTTCAATTAATACACTATAGTTGGTTGAGCCGTGTTTTCCCTCCCTAGTGATTGTGTTAGTGCTGTTGACATCACTTGTATTGGTTCCACCTGTGGTAGTCTCAGTATAGTTTTTATCAGGAGCACCCGTACTATTGACACTTTGGTCACCTGTGTTGAGAGCTGTAGGAGTCTCACTTATACTATCAAAAGCATATGTATTAGCATTTTGAGTTACACTAGTTGACTGAGTAGTGTCAGTACTCGTTTTACTCGTTGTAGTAGTTTGAGGAGTATCAACACCGTGGGAAGTGTAATCAACTTTCTCATTCTCTTTGTAGTCGTTTGTTGGAGTGTAATCGGCGGTAATAGCTACATACTTTTTCTTCCAAATCTCGGAGAAACGAGTTAATAATAACGGTGCGATTTGTGTTTTTAATGTAACTACTTTTACTTCATTGTCACTAATAGATGGCATTAGAGTTTTGACAAACTCAGTTAATCTCTCTAGTATAAAAGTACACCATTTAGAGTATGCGTGTGTATAGACATAGTCCATATCAAGTACTGAACCTTTACCATCAAAGATTTTTGTTAAAATCTCGTCAGGTGTAGTTAGACTGTTTACTACATCTTCAAGTGCTCTAAATATTCCGGTTACTTCCTCGGTATCGTCCATCATTAATGGTTCAAAATAATCTTTAATCGTTATCATTTTCTTTCTCCTTGTCTTCGGTTGGTTCTTCCTTACTTTCTCCCTCTTCTTGTGTTTCTTCGTTTTCTTCGGTATTTAATTCTTTCTCGGCAAGTTCCATAGATGTTTCTATTTCTTTTCTTTGGAGTTTCCATGAAGAGTTGAGTTTAACACTAAGATTAGTACCAAACATAGCATTAACTTTCTTGGCTCCCTCTTGTCTACATTGCAACATATCGTCTATCAATGGCATTAAAGCCTCTTCGTTTAAATCAGCCTCACTCTCGTTGATAGCTTCACGTTTCATATTGTAGTTAGCGTTTAAGCCAAGTTGGTTAAACCACGTAGCTAAGATGTACTGCCTTAATTCTATGAGGTCTTGAATGTTACTAATAGTACCTGCGTATTGAATTGCATTAAGACCCCCTTTAAGACTTTCCATGAATTTGTTAGTAGCAATAACTCCTAGTTTGCCATCTTCTATATCGTCTAAGAACTTCGTAGCACTATCTTTAGTCGCTTCGTCTCCTACTGATATAAGAGAACTAATACGACTATTAACGGTAGCAATTCTTAAAGATATATCAATCTCGGCTAGCATGTTAGCGTATAAATCTAACATATCATTGATTGGAGTAAATGTTGACGTGTTACGAATTACAACACAATCTTTATCAACCTCAAGTACCTTGTTAAATGGTAAGTAAGGATTGACTACAATTGATTGAGTAGGTAAGTAGTAGGGGTTCAAGATACCTCCTAAGTTGGATTGAAAAGCATATAAACCTTTATTAGGTACGTTGGCAATAGTTGCTTTACCTTGCATTAATAATATCCATTCAAACTCTTTTTGTGGTATTGTCTCAGGTAAGCCGTCCCATTCAAACAACTGATTAAGACGTGATAACATGTAACTTTTGTGTTGCCATACTAAGCGCTCTTTGTCTTTCAAGGGGTTTCTATCACAACCTAATAATTTTTCATAACTCCAATCTTGCCTATTTGGTATCTTGTCCGCCATTTTCTCTCCTGCTTTCTAAGTCTTCTTTAATCTTGTCGAGTTCTTCTTTAGTCTTATTAATGTTATTCCCTAAGTTGCTATAGTCTTTATTCTTCAAAGCTTGGTACACTTTAAAAGCAAACTTGAATAATATCCAAAGAACTGATAAAGATACACTAATAATTCCTATAATAGACTCGATTTGTTGTAGTCCCACAGCTCCTGTTAAGACTATCAAGGAACTATCTACAACATTTTCTAAAGTGGTATTTATTTTGATATACCTCCTTCCTATTTTAACCCTTCATACATACTTGTAAATAGTTTCTTATTGACTCACCTACCGTATTGTCTTGATAAAAAACCTTACTCAGTTTGAAAAAGGATAAAATCACATTTACTACAGGACTACCCGAACTATAGATGTTAGTAACATAGTTAGGCTTCCCGTTTGGTACAAGGTCGAATATTAAATCTCCCTTGTCTTTCAACTCTCCCGTCTTACGGTGTATGTATGTGAACGTCATATCTTTTGTTGAAACGATTTCGCATTGGAATATCTCGTTGTCGAATAAAATAAAATAAGTAAATAATATTTCTTTTGGTTTATATTTACAAGGTAAGTGAGGGTAGATGGATATCTCCCAAGTACCCCCAACACCAGTAATCATAGTTAGTTTAGGATTGTCAAAAGCAAAGTAAATGTTACTCTTCTTTTTACCGTAGTAGTCCGAGAATTCAACTGCTACTTTAAGTCCACTATCTCCATAAGTATATACCTCAATCTCACCTTTTTTCATGTTCTTAACATGTTTTAATCCCATCTCATTAAAGTAAGGTGCATAAGGATTGATTGTGTTACCTGCCATGAATATTGTAACGTCGTTTCGTAAACGTATAATAGTTGATAATACGTTCATGAAGATAACAAACTCGTCGGGTAAATAGTAATTACTTGATAAGAACTCATCAAAGAAAATATTTTTAATATTAGGAAATGAGATTGATTTAATGTGTTCTTGGTCATTAAGAGCAAAACCATAGCAAAAAGGTGTTTGCATTTTCTTTGTTGTAGCTCCGTGCTCGTCGACAAATGCTAGATACCAACGACCGCCTAAATAAGATACCGAGTTAAATTCTCCCTTTGTTAGTCTAGTTATTACACCATTTTGAATATGCCCTGCGAACATTTGCATTGAGTTTTTAGGTTTAAAGTCGTCTTGCCATCTACGCAAGATACAAAACTCGCTCTTGTATCCGCTTTTAACATATTCCTTTAAGCAGTGTTCTAAGATAGCATAAGTCTTGCCATTAGAACGCTCACCGATGATCATATAGTATTGTGCTTTATGTGCTAGTATTTTATCTAATCTATAATGTTCTTCTTTAGACATAATCTATCTTTACTCCCTCCGCTAAGAATTTTAAGTACTCGTCACTCATTGTCAATGTATAGCTACCCTCTTCCATATGTACCGAGCTTAACTCATGATACGTTTGTTTATTGCCTAAATAGTCCATAAACTCACCGCTCGTTTCATAGTCAATATATGTAAGAATTTGCTTGCCGGCATGTGGTGCGGGCACTTCAAATCCGTCAGTAAAATTATCAAATATTTGTTGTAGATTGTTTTTGTACTTTTTGATTAAATAAGGTACAGCTTTGGTTTTATTAACTCCTGATATAGTCAAGGATAATCCTTTGTTGTTATATACCATATAGCGTTTAGCTCCTAAAGTTTTGAACATATCGTAATGACCGTCATAATCCCAAACGCCTATGATTTTCTTTTCCCCTTTTATAGTTGTCGGAGCGCACAATGATATATCAAGTTTATGATAACTCATTGCTACCTCTAATTTATGATAACATATATCGTTGTATTTATCAACATAATTCTTGTGTTTTTCATAATTAATTCCTTTGATTGAGTCGGTATCACTATAGCAGTAATCTTCTCCAAATTCTAAAATACCTGACCACAGGTTCCGCCTAGCATACGCTGTGATAAAAACACCCCAAGGATAAAATAAAAACCTCGAACGCTGATTGTTGTACTTTTCTACTAATTCTCCTCGTTTATCGAGTGTCATTTCCTCAGTATGCCAACCCTCCTCGTCGTCATATTCGACCTCGGGTTTAATAATATCAGTAACAGTCATACCATAACAAGAGTTTAACATCTCTTTTGAGTTCATGTATTCGGTTATCTTGTCGTCAATACCTTTTAAAGTTGTTTTATCCTTATATAACATAAGTATACTTTTTACAAATGGAGTAGGGAGGTACCATTTCTTATAAATGTAACACAAACCTATTTTGCATTTAGTCCATTTATAAACTTTCTCTATTATATCTAAATCTATGTTAGTTATTGTAATTTTTAAATATTTGGTCATAACTATTCTACCATTGTTTATCGTCGTAGCTCCCTCAGTGATACCGTGTGAACTTGACAAATAAGACTCATAAATAAAAGTACTTTCTAAATCCCAAAACTCTATATCAAATATAAGACAGTTTCTTTTAGATAATTCTTTTATTTGATCTAAAGATTTAATCTCTACTATTTGACCACGGCTCATGGGGAACATCTCACTAACCATAACCGCGGGATAAGAGCTAGTAAAGTCGATAGATGTTACATCTCTAATTAAGTTGTTAACTGCTAATGAGTTTGCATGAGTAAAACCACCCATAAAAGCACGACGCATTAACATATACTCTTGAGCGTCATTGATAACTAAATTTTTAATATATCTTTTTTTGTAGTTGCCTTTTTCATTACAAACTTTACGACAAAACTTTCTTACTTTACCCGTTTTAGTATATGGTAATCTAGATATATATAAATAAGTTTCTAACTCTTCTTCAATGTAGGCGTCTAATACCTCATAATCTTCTCTAATATATCCTATTTCTTTCTCAGTTAGTGGAGTTGTAGAACCTCTTAATAAGGAATAGTCTAAATCTCCCACCATCTTTTTAGCGGTATGGTGTCGCAAATTTTCACCAACTTTTTTAAGTGAATAGCCACTAAGCATATAGCTACATCTAAATTCAATATTATTTTGTGTAACTGCGTATATAATTTTTCTCTCGTCGTTAGCTAAAATTTCTTTAATTTCAAAATACTTTCGTATAAATTGGAACTCGTAGGCTAAGTTATGTACCCAAACTACTATATGCGCTTCGGGGTCTTTTTTATGAAAAACATACTCAAGATAATTAATATCTTTTACAAATTCAACTAAGCTCCTACCTATTTTATAGTTACCATCAATACCCAAAATATAAGCGTAACAACATGCTCTTTTAGTTAGTTCTTTTTCTATACCCTCAACATAGAAACTAGATACCTCAATATCAAAGCAAATACGATTATTAAAGTATTTATTTCTATATTGTTTTTTGTAAACTTTAAAGCTTTTTACATTGGCTAAACACTCCTTAATCGTATTGCATTGTTTCATATTTAGTTATATTGATTGTAAGAACTATAAATATAGTCGTGCATTCTCTCTATTTTTTGGTTCATAATATCAAAGAATATTTGTTCTCGGTCTACTATTTCGCCCGTTTCTCTATTTACATAATCGTCACCGACTTTTTGAAGTAAATTGTTTTTAAGGTCTAAAAATACATCCATACCTACTTTAATAGTATCGCTTGGCAATTCTCCACCATGATATAAATCTTTGTATCTATTATACAGGTCAAAGAACTCTTTTAATAATTCTCTCTTTGAATACAACCACTTAATAGTCTCGGTATATTTACTATAGGCATTTTTATTTTTTGAGCCTTTAGGTCTCCCTCTTGGTCGTTTTTCTTTTATTTCTTTAATCTTATTCTTGTTATTTTTTGAGCCCTTTGGTCGTCCTCGTGGTCTTTTTTCTTTCTTGCTAAAATCGGGAGGCTCTATACCGAAGCGCTTTAAAGTACGTAATGTAACATCTATAGTACCTTTAACCGTACTAGTCTCCATGTCTAAAAAGTGTTTAGCTCTTGCGACACTTCTACGCAAACTATTAATATCAGCCTCTTTACCAATTCTAAAAGTACCTAATTCACTTTTTTCATATGATAACAACGCTGGAGAGTAAGGAACAAATTGTCTAAGCTTTCTTACTCTCAAGTTTGCAACATTGTTAAGCTTTATAGCGTAGGTTTTTAAATCGGTAAGAGACATTTTATTTAAATCATTATAAGATAGATTTAATTTAAGTCTCTTAGGCATTAGTCTTTAGTTGCCTCCTTTATATAAAGTATATCTAATAAATTCTCACAATCACATTGAATTATTTCCTCAAATAATGTAAGCACACCGATTAAACTCATTTTATAAGGTTGTTCATATGTAAATGTTAAATCGTTATTAATATATAGTTTGCCACCACCGTATACGAGTAAATAAACCATATATTTAGTGTCTTGCTTGTAATTGACTACAAAATAAGTGAAAAAATCGGTTATATTAATATCTTTTGTCATTTTTATTATCTCCTTAAAATGGTAAATCGTCGGTTGGTTTAATGTTTTTCAACGTCTCTAGTCTTTTTTGTCATGTTAAAATCTAATAAATCATTATCGGTTTCTTCTTTCTCTTCAAATGGTTTATACTCTAGAACTTTACGAACCCAAATGTTATCAAATCTCTCTTTAGTACGTAGTTCGTTTTGTAATTCTAAAGCTCTTTTTGTGTAATCTTCAGTTTTACCTTCTTTAACTACAACGTACCAAGGTACATCCACAATAGCTGTAACAACCCCGTTTAAATCTCTTCCGTAAGAATTCTCACAATCTTGTCTAAAATGAATATTTAGTGGTATTTCTTTACCTTGTGGTGCTTCAAATGGCACTTTTAAATATGTGTAATAGCTTTTAAAAGTTTTCTTTTTGCCCTCGTCTTCGTAGGTTACCTCCTTTGTGTTAATGTTAAATGTAAGTTTTAATCTCATAAAATTAACCTCCTTTCTTTCTCTTTTAATATATGTTAATTTGAATGAGAAGCAATTTAATAGTCTAGATTTAAATCTAAAGTATCTAATATATCATTTAATATAATTGCACTACTTCCAACTAAGGCATTAAATATATCTATTTGTGTCATATCAGTACTATTAATTAAAAGCTCGTTTAATTGTATTATTAAATATTTGTATTTTTTTATTTTATACTCTTTTGAGTCGTTCATTCTTTCTAAAAATTCTAATTTTTCTTTTGCATCTTTTAGTTCTTTTTCACCCATAAAATACCCCCTTCCTTTTTGATATAAAATGGTGTTTTACCCCAAATATGTAGCTCTTTTCTTTTTCTAATATAAGTTAGAGAAAAATCTACAAATCTTTCTTGATTTTGATAATATGCTTTTATATAATCCTCAAAGTCTTGCCAATAATAAAAATGACATACTCTTCTATAATTGTCAGCGTTTTCAACGTAAATAATAGTATCCCACAACTTACGCTTTTTAATATTTTTTATTAGTGTGGTATATTTCATGCTATTGTAACCCCCTTAAAATCTCTTGTGACTCTTGCCACATGTAAATATATTCGTTTTGTTTTCTATATTCTTTTATTCTTGTGCGCGTTGCGTGCGCTAGTTGTAAAACGACTTCTTTATTTTTAGCCGTTAAAATAATCCGGTGTAGTCTTAAATCTACTAAATGCCATTTAACCATATGCCTATCATAATAATAAGCTATATCATTCTCAAAATAATATGCGGTCGTAACGTGCTCTAAATAATATTCACCCACGACGTCTAAATATAACTTAGGTGGTTTATCAATTTTGTCACGAATTAACCAAAAATCAGCGCATTTTATTGTCATAATATACCTATGCTCATTGAGAGTTCAAGTACATTAAAAAATGTACAAAATCTTTTTTTATCGTAATTATTTTGTTGTATGTAGTCTATAAAATCATTAAAATTATTAAATTTAATATATTTATCACTTAATTTATCAGGGTATAGATATATTTTATGAATTATATAAAAACCACAATTTAATTCTTTAATAACGTCTTCTAAATTCATATTATTAATCTCCAAGACCTAATAAGAAAGTTGCATATTCTTTAATTAACTCATTAACAAATCTATTCAATATTGGATCTTTTGTATAGATAATATATTTAATTAATCGCTTAAGAATATTTCTTAATTCATTAATAGTTTTGCGTTGTGTATCATCTGTTTCGCTTAATTGTTTTATTTCTTTTTGTAGTTCTTTTAATTCTTGATATTGTTTTATGCTTGTTAGTAATAAATCAAATTGTGATTGTAACAATACTTTTTCTACTCGTTCTTTTTTAATAATCATTTTTTTATATTCCTCACTTTTCTTAAAATTTTTAAAATTAATCTCGGTTATCATATTTATTACCCTTAAATATAGCACCTATTAAAATACTATCTTCTCTACTATTTAACCATTCAATGTTATATAAATATTTTTTAGCAAAATAGATATTTTGAATATATTTTATAAGCGCAAGAATGTTATTAAAATGTTTTGTTTTTTCTAAGAAGTAATCTTTTAAATATATACATTTTATAGGCTTTTCGCGAAAGTAATTTATTAAATCTTTAAATGTTAAATTTATCATAATATTTTAACGCTTCTTTATTAGGCTATTTCACAATATAATTTTTTATTTTTTGTGATATAAAACAATTCATTGCCAAAAATAAAACCAACTGTAAATTGATTAATATTATAGCTAATTATTTGCATTAAAGTATATTCATTATATCGCAAATTTTTTTCTTTTTTTAAATATTGGTAAAAATCTAAACACTCTTCATATGCCAATCTTTTAAAAATTGAGGCACGACCGTAGCAATCTGATAAGTCTATTATATTGCCCGCTTCGTCCATTCTTAGCAAAATATTAGCTATTTCTTTCATTTTTTTGTTGTATTTAACTTTTGTAAAATCTTGTAATATCATAAAATTTCCTCGCTTTCTTTATTGACACGATTATTATATATAATATTTTTAGAAATGTCAACAATAATTTTAATATTTTTAGAAAAGTTTTAATTTTTATAAATCCTCTAACCTATTTATAATTAGAATTTTAAAAACGTGACTAGCAATTCATTTTTAATACGATAATCAACATCTTTATTAGCTATAATACTAACTATATAAACTCTTATAGCTTGTTCAACTTTTTTAGTAAATTTAATATAACTAATCTTTTCAACGTTTGTAACTAAAACGCTTAATAAATCGCTGTAATAAATTCCCTGTTCTTCTTGTGATACATTTTCTAAATCTTTCATGCAGTCTTGTAATGTTTTCAATTGATTTTGTGTCATAAATTTTTTCTCCCTTCTTTATTGACAACAACATTATATATAATATTTTTGGAATTGTCAACAATAATTTTAATATTTTTAGAAAAGTTTTAAATTAGTAGTAATTTAGTAGTTAGTAATTGCTAACTAGTACTATATTAGTAGTAATTTAGTATTATGTTTAGTTCACAAAGTCTTATAAAAGTCAAGTATATAATTATAATATTTACAATTCTTTACATTTTCAAATTTAATTCCCATCTCGCGGGGGGG